AATATAACTTCTGGAGGTGGAACATTGAAAAAAGGTGTTGGGCGCCCAAGTGTCCCGAAAAGAAAATCTGGCGGCGAACAACAAAGAACTATGACAGACCGTCATAAAGAGCGAAGCGATCTCAGAGATAAAGTTGACTTTGAAAGATGGAAAAATGAACGAAAAAAACAATCAGATAAACCTGCAAAACCGTTAGGTGGAATAAAAAAAATTGGACCTAAACCTGGAACACAACAATATGTTCAAGAAAATTATCTTTTAAAACCAGGATATAAAAATCAAAAAAGAGAAAGAATGAACATAGGTGGCAGAGCTAACCTATTAGAAGAAATGGGTAGAATTGATGCTAGAAAACATCCTGATGCAGCAGATAGAGCTGAAAAAAGCAGAGTTATTGGAGAATTAAACAGAGGATACAAAAAAGGTGGTCTTATAAAAGGCAAACCTAAACTAGCTAAGAGAGGCTGGAAATAATGGGCGTAGTCGGAGCAGCATTAAGAGGATTTGGTAAAGCACTTAAAAAAAGAAAAATATCTGAAACTATTACTCAACCTCGTCAACTTAAAAACTTGATGAAGGAAGGAAGAGAAAAACATTCTAAGTTTGGTTTTGAAAAAGCTAAAACTGCAAAAGAGAGAGCCAATATAGTTAGAACAAAGAAGTCTATTGAGAGAATGGATAAATTAGATGATCTTAAGGCAAAAAGAAAAGAAGGCATTAAAGCCGGTAAGGACATGAAAAGAATGATAGACACAAAACAAGCTGATAAGGTTGGTGGAAGTGTTTTTCATAGACATGTTTCAGAGAAGAAATAATGGCTAAGAACTGGATTCAAAAAGTTAGTAAATCAATTAAGAAAAGAGGCACTGAAGGAAAGTGTACTCCAATTACTAAAAAAACTTGTACAGGTAGAGCTAAAGCTCTAGCTAAAACATTTAAAAAAATGGCTAAGAAAAGAAAAAAGGCCGCTGATGGAGGATATATAGGTTCTTATATCTCAGGAGATCTTGCTGGAAGTCATGTAGCAAATCCGAGTTATGGGAAATATTATAAAGGTTTAGTTTAAAATTAATGAATTTAGAAAGCATTATAGTCAAAATAAACAAGTACACTGTTAAAAGAATTCAAGAATTATCTATTGCCGTTACCTCTGGGGGTATTGACAATATGGAAAAATACAACTATATAATAGGACAGATTAATGCCTATGAGGCAGTTAAACAGGAACTCTCTAACCTGCTAGAAGATAAGGAGCTATATGATACAAAAGGAACAGTCGTCGACATCAACAAAAGAAACCCCTAAAATTATTACACCTAATAAAGAATTAGTCGGAGTAAAAAAATCCGAACCTAAAAAAGAAGTTACTAAAGATTCCACAAAGTTACCGCAACCTACGGGTTGGAGAATTCTTGTTTTACCATTCAAGATGGATGAGAAAACAAAAGGAGGACTTTTAATGACTGAATCAGTATTAGAGAGACAACAAGTAGGCTCTCAATGTGGTTTAGTATTAGCCATGGGACCACAATGTTATAACGACAAAGAACGTTATCCAAACGGTCCGTGGTGCAAGGTCAACGAATGGGTTGTCTTTGCGAGATACGCGGGATCGCGTATTCAAATAGAGGGAGGAGAAGTTCGTCTTCTTAATGAAGACGAAATATTGGCAACCGTGAAGGATCCACAAGATATCCTGCACGCATATTAACATAGGAGGAAACTATGCCTGATGAAGAAAAAAAGACCGTAGATATTGATACCTCTGGCCCAGGGGCCGAGGTCGATTTAGCGGAAGACACAGTCAAAGAAGCAGAACCTACTAAGGAAGCTGCTGAACCCACGAAAGAAGAAACACCAATCACGGAACAAGTACAAGTAGAAGAAGTAAAAGAAGAAACGAAACAAGAAGATACAAAAAAAGATGATGAAAAACTTGAAGACTATAGTAAAGGCGTTCAATCAAGAATTGCAAAATTAACACGTAAAATGCGTGAAGCTGAGAGACAAAGAGACGAAGCTACAGATTATGCAAAGACTGAAATAGAAAAACGTAGAGTATTAGAAAAACGTTTTGAAAAAACAGACGCAGACTATATCAATAAGTTTGAATCTAGCATTAAAGACGGAATGGATTCTGCTCAAAAAGATTTAGCAAAAGCCATTGAACTTGGAGATGCAACCGCTCAAGTAGAAGCTAATAAAAAGATCGCTAAACTAGCATTTGATAATGCTAAGTTAGAACAGAGTAAAGCATTGAGAGCAGAAGCAGCACCCACAAGACCTGCGGATGTTGAAGTACCAAAACAACCTGCTAATCAAATGCAAGCTCAAGATCCTAAAGCTGAAGGTTGGGCATCTAAAAACTCATGGTTTGGTCAAAACCGAGCTATGACATTTACAGCGTTCGAGATTCATAAAGATTTAGTGGAGAAAGAAGGTTATGACCCACAGTCTGATGAATATTATAAGGAAGTAGATAAAAGAATACGTGTTGACTTTCCTCATAAATTTGGTACAACTGATACCAAGCAAACGACCGAACCCGTTCAGACGGTGGCTTCCGCTTCTAGGAGCGTTAAACCAGGTCGCAAAATTGTGAAACTCACTTCTTCACAAGTAGCAATAGCTAAAAAATTAGGAGTGCCACTCGAAGAGTACGCAAAACAACTAAAAAACACGGGAGGAGCGTAAAATGGAAAAGCAAAAAAATACATCTCGTGCGAACCAAACACGGTCAAAATCTGAAAGACCAAAAGTGTGGGTTCCACCATCATCTCTAGATGCACCCCCTGCGCCTGATGGATTCAGGTACAGATGGATTAGAGCAGAGAGCGTTGGCTTTCAAGACGTCAAAAACGTAACTGGACGATTAAGAGAAGGTTATGAATTAGTACGTGCAGACGAAGTCGAAAATGCTACTGACTACCCTGTCATTGATAATGGCAGATACAAGGGGGTAATTGGGGTTGGAGGCCTTCTACTTGCGAAGGTACCGATCGAGATCTCGAAACAACGTCAGCAATATATGACAGACCGTCATAAAGAGCGAAGCGATGCAGTAGAACAAGATCTTATGAAGGAGCAGGATAAGAGAATGCCTATCAATGTTGATAGACAATCTCGTGTAACCTTCGGTGGTACAAAGAAAACCTAATAAGGAATTCTCGGGTTAATCCCTATCATCGATTATCGTAAACCCGTCTATGGGAAACTATAGACAAAAGGAGTAATATACTATGGCAAATAGTAACACAGCAGGATTTGGTTTGATCCCAGCAGGTACGATTGGTTCAACACCAGCTACCCAAGGGCAAGGCAAATACTACATAGAAGCTGCGTATGCTCAGGATCTTTTTCAAGGTGCAACTGTAAAATCAAAAGCAGGATACATCGTGGAAGCTTCGAGTACGCGTACATTTCTATCAATAGGTGTGTTCAACGGTATCTTCTACAATGCGGCGACAACTTTAAAGCCGACGTGGGCGAACTGGTATAACCAACCTATTACTCCAGCAAATAGTGAAAATCTGACGTGTTTTGTAATAGACAATCCGTCCCAACTTTTCGTAGCATCTATGGCTGCTGCAGCAGCACAAACAGAGTATGGTAAAACATATTCGTTTACTGCAGCTGTACCAACAGGAAGCGAAATTTCTGGACAGTGTACTAATACATTAGACTACACTAACAGATCACCAACAGCAAACCAATGGCGTTTGTTAAGAACGGCTGAGGACCCGTCGAACAATGATATAACTGCAGCTTATACTTCAGTTGTCGTTGCTCACAACCTTAACCAATACTTACAAAACACTGGTACTGCTGGTATCACTTGGCAATAATAGGAGCATATAGAAATGGCAATATCACGAGCACAGCTAGTTAAAGAACTAGAACCAGGCCTAAATGCACTATTTGGGCTGGAGTACAAACGTTACGAGAATCAGTCATCTGAGATCTACGTAACTGAATCAAGTGACAGAGCTTTCGAAGAGGAAGTGATGTTATCTGGATTCGCAAACGCACAAGTAAAAGCGGAAGGGCAAGGCATATCTTATGACGAAGCTCAAGAAACTTTTACGGCACGTTACACAATGGAAACGATGGCGTTAGCCTTTGCAATCACGGAAGAAGCTATGGAGGACAACCTCTACGATAGAATCTCTTCTAGATATACAAAAGCGCTAGCAAGATCTATGGCGAACGCTAAACAAGTTAAATCAGTTGAACCTTTAATAAATGGGCTACCTCAAACAGCTACATTTAAATCTGGTGACGCTAAAGGCTTGTTTACTACTAACCACCCTACTATTGCTGGAACGTTTTCGAACACTCTGACTACACAAGCAGACCTTAACGAAACATCGCTTGAACAAGCGTTGATCGACATCGGTAACATGACTGATGAGAGAGGTCTTAAAGTGGCAGCTAAAGCAACGAAAATGATTGTTCCTGCAAATAACCAGTTTAACGCTGACAGACTGATGAAGTCTCAAGGTAGAACTGGCACAGCTGATAACGATATCAATGCTATCGTATCAATGGGAATGGTTCCTCAAGGATATAGAGTGAACAATTACCTAACTGATACTGATTCTTGGTATTTAATCACGGATGTACCTAACGGAATGAAACATTTCGAAAGAGCACCCTTGAAAACAGCTATGGAAGGTGATTTCGACACTGGTAACGTTAGATTCAAAGCTAGAGAAAGATACGTTTTTGGCGTATCAGACCCTAGAGGAATCTTCGGCGTACAAGGTGCGTAATAACTAAATTTAATGAGGCGGGACACAATCTCGCCTCATTTCAAATATAAAGTGAGAAATTACACCATGAAGGACTTTAAAATTATCATTATTGCTTATGGATACAGAGTAGAATTTCGTATAAGATGCGAAGATTCCTCTAAGGCCATAGAAAACGCTATAGTTGACAAACTAGGAGAAAATAGTGTAAAGTGGGAAGAATCGGGATTTTATGATAAAGCCCGGAAATGGATAACTTATGAGGAAGTTATAAATGATCCAAGACCTATACAAACAAAAAATGTCCTTGGAGTTGAGCTGGCAACAAGAGCACCTTAAAGAAGGTAGGTACAATCTCAACATGGTGGCTATAGATGAGAAGATTAGAGAAACCATCACAGCCATTAAGCTAGAAGAAGCTAAGATTGCAGATAGAGAAAACTCAATCGCTAATTCGGCTCCACAAGTTTCAGTAGCTACTTAATACAAAACGCTACATCGCTGAAATCGTACATTTCCTGTAGGATCTCTTGCACTTCACTAAAATATAGCGTATAAAACTTATACTATACAATTAAAACAATAAATTAAGTGTAGACGCGTATAGTCGACATGCCCCTAGGGACTACATTTATATATTCTAGGAGGAATATAATTATGGCAAACACATCGTTTAATGGTCCAGTTAGATCCGAAAAAGGATTTCAACAGATCAATAAAGCTGCTAGTACAGGAACTATAACATCAAGGTTTTTAGGAACGAAACCAGATTTAACTAGTTTAACTGCAACAGTAGTAGCAACAGCGGGAACATTAACTTATACAGCTAATGTGATCACGGTTAACAACTATACAGGAGCTGCTGCACAAGCGGTAACATTACCGGCAGCAACAGTAGGAACTTATGTAGTTCATGCTCAATCAGACGACACAACTGGTGGAGTATTGGCTTTAAGTTTTACATGTGCAGGAGATGATGTTTTTAGAACTGGTTCAAAAATGGAAAGTAGAGCCGCTGGAGCAGTTCAAACTATAGACACATCAATAGCAGATGAAACGGTATTAACGTACACACCTGCCAATGCAGCTACAAATAGTTTAACTCACGGTACTTATTTGTATTTCACTTGTTTTGAAAAAGGCATTTGGAACTTTGCTTATGATTTAGCAACAGGCAATACTGCTGACACAGGCGCAGCTGTTTGGAGTTAATAGGTAACTAAGACAATGTGAGCTCCTTCGGGAGCTCACTATTAAATTAAGGAGAAAAATATGGGAACAAATATATCTGATGTGAAAGCTTCTATTGAATTAACATCGACGGGCCAATTACAAGGAAGCATAGGTGGTTCTTCTGTAGATTTAGGACCATGTAGAATTATAAGTATCAATGCACATTTAACTGGAGCAGATGGTGAAATAACTATTCACGACAATACTTCTGCTGCGGGCGTTATTAAAATTCATCTTAAAGGTGGAAGTGCGAGTAATGATACTTTAAATTTTAATTTTGGCGGTAACGGAGTTCATTTTGCGACTGGTGCATATGTAACATTAGCAGCTATAGATTCATTTACGGCCTATTACGCGTAAGGAGTTTAAATGGCTAATACCACTTCCGGTACTTATACTTTTGATAAGAGCTTTGCGATTGATGATTTAATCGAAGAGGCTTATGAAAGAATTGGTATACAAGGAACATCTGGATACCAACTTAGAAATGCTAGAAGATCTTTAAATCTTTTATTATCGGAATGGGGTAATAGAGGAATTCATTATTGGGAAATAGGATCAACTAATATTGATTTGATCGAAGGTCAAACTGAATATAAATTTTATAGAACATCAGCCGATGGAACTAGTGCGACCACTACTCCTACAAACGGAATTTACGGAATTACGGATGTCTTAGAGGCTCAACTAAGAAGTAACAGAACACAAACTACTCAATCAGATACCCCTATGACAAAAGTAGATAGATCTACTTATGCAGGATTTTCAAACAAGCTTTCTAAAGGAACTCCCAATCAATATTGGGTTCAAAGATTTATAGACCATGTAAGTATTAGCATTTATCCAACTGCTGATTCTTCAAGTGCATCTAAAGATATGCACATTTATTATATCAAAAGAATTCAAGATGTAGATGGTACTTACACAGATGCAACAGATGCACCTTTTAGATTTTTACCTTGTATGGTTACAGGTTTATCTTTTTATTTAGCACAAAAATATGCTCCAGATAGAATTCAAACTCAAAAATTATTATATGAAGATGAATTATCAAGAGCATTAGCGGAGGATGGATCAGCGTCTAGTACATACATTACACCTAAGACGTACTATCCAAATATTTAATTATGCCAAAATATGCATCAGGAAAAAGAGCACTAGCAATTTCAGATCGATCTGGACTTCAATATCCATGGAGAGAAATGGTTACAGAATGGACGGGAGCATTTGTTCATGTTTCTGAATACGAACCTAAACAACCTCAATTAGAACCTAAACCAATTAGTGCTGATGGTGTTTCTTTACCAAAAGTAAGACCATCTAGAGTTGCACCAGATGTTACTAGATTAATGAGAGACGACCCTTTCGAAACATATGGAGCAGGTTCTGGACTTATTAACGTTTGGTTTCCTGGTCATGGTTTAACT